CATCCGTTATCGTGTTGGATTTTACTGCGGACAAGTCTTCCAGTTCAGGGGATTTTACGATTGTCTTTCCTGCTGCAGATGCCAGTAACGCGATTATAAGGATCGCTTAATGGCAGCGATTACAGGCTGGGGGCGCAGTACCTGGGGTTCGAGTACCTGGGGCGAAGCCTTTCCTGTCTCCGTAACAGGCGTTGCGGGAACAGGCACAGTTGGTTCTGTAACGGTTGAAGGTGATGCTAACGTCAGCGTAACCGGTGTATCCGGTACAGGAGAAACAAACGGGGTTCTTGTTTGGAGTCTTATAATTCCAGATCAAGACCCCAGCTATAGTGAAATTAGCCCCAGCCAATCTCCATCTTGGGCTTCTGTATCACCTTCTCAATCGCCGTCTTTTACACAAATAACGCCGAGCCAATCCCCATCTTGGTCTTCTGAGACACCTTCCCAAACGCCAGACTGGATAAAAATTGCAGCATAGGACATGAATTATGACCAGTACATACACAACTAATCAGGGCCTCGAAAAACCAGCAACGGGTGATCGTTCCGGAACTTGGGGGACCATGACTAACACCAACATGGACATGTTGGATCGGTCCATTTCAGGAGTGGGCGCACTCAGTCTGACAGGCACAACTACTACATTAACCACGTCAGATGGTTCTGCTTCAGACGGGAATTATAAAGTTTTGGTATTGGGCGGAAGTCCGAGTGGTACTAACACCATTACGTTAAGTCCAAACGATGGAGACAAACTGTATTTTGTGGTTAACGGTAGTGGACAAAGCGTTATTTTTTCACAAGGGACGGGTGCAAATGTCACTATTGCCAATGGTGCGGCAGACATCATCTACGCGGATGGTGCAGGAAGTGGCGCGGCTGTTTCAAGTTATCTGGCTAACGACTTTGTTTTCAAGACGGGTGATGGCGCAATTCTGAATCTTCAGACTTCGGATACGACCGTTACTGCTTCAAGTGTTTTGGGTCGTTTAAATTTTACTGCTCCCGATGAAGCCTCTGGGACGGACGCCATTTTATTAGCCGCATCCATCGCCGCTATTTCAGAAGGCACTTTTGCAGCAGACGACAATGCCACCAAATTGTCTTTTATGA